ACTAGGTCGAGCACGTCCAGGTTGACGAAGTATTCGAAGTATCGCTCAGTCGAGTGGTGAGCGAGGATACGGTTCAAGGTGCGGCGCCCATGCGCCGCGCGTGCTGCCCACTGTGCGTCAGCGCCAATGCCGTACTCCAGCGGGACCAGCGAAGCCTTCTTGTAGCCATCGAGAATCACCTCATCGATGGTGGGAACAGTCGCCGGGTTGGCGTTGATGCTCACGTGTCGTACCTCAGAATGTCATCGGCTGTGGTGCGATGGATGACCGGGAGGGTTCGCTCATCGTCGCGACCACCATCAAACCGGTTCGGATGCTTGAAGACCTGAGCGCCGTGCTCGGCATTCATTCGCGAGAGCTGGACGGCTTCCCTGCCTTTGGAGCAACCGTTAGCCCCGGTACATGCAAGCAATCCACTTTCGTTTCGGATAAGTTGATGACGCATGTAGGTACCGGAGCAGTAGTCGCATTGCGCTCGGTAGGTACCTCGGGGCCAGTCTCCACGCGCCTTGTCCGGGATCGTTTTCGCCATGCGCTTCGGAGCTCCTCTAGGATGAGGGCCAGTGTCAGCTGGATGAGGTTGCCCATAAAAAGCAATGGCCGAGCAGCGAAGGAGTCCACGCCGCCCGGCCATCAGATGTTGCGGCTAGCCGCGGTATTGTTTAGCTGGTTGCGCCAGCCGGGGCGATGACGCCAGACGCGACCGCTTCGTCGGTGAAGTAGTTCTCGAAGCAGCCGATGAGCGATTCCGTCGTACCCTCGAAGCTGATGAGCTTCAGCGCGTTGGCAACGGTGCCGCCCGCGTCGATGCCCTTGCCGAAGTTCCGATAGACCCAGCCCGTCGCCGCAAACGTGTCTGCTACCCGGATGCAGACGCCGTCCTCCACGCTGTTGTAGAAGCGGTTGTCGTGGATGTTCAGATTGGTCGCCGCTTCACCAATCTGGATGATGCCGCCCGTTGCGCTCGTGAGCAGACAGGAGATGTCATTCTCGGCAATCTCCAGGTTGTTGACCGCTCCGGTCACAGAGATGATGTTCACCTCTGTCTCGGTGCCGGTCTGAAGCATCTTGTTGCCCTTGATGAGGCAGTTGTTTGCTCCAGCCGCAACCGTAATCGGAGTCGTCGCACCAGCGCTACCGGATGCAACCGTGATGAGGTTGTCGATGAGCGCACAACCCGCGGCACTGATAGTGATGGGTGCAACCACCGCATCGATGCCGGCAAAGTTCAGGTTGAAGCCGATAATCTCGACGTCAGCCACATCCAGAAGGAACGTGGCAGCGGTGGCGGTCCACGTGAGCGTCGGGTTGCTGCTACCTCCAGGTCGACCAAGGGCAATCAGCTTCGTGCCGGCAACGAGCGAACTCGCGTAATCGGCCGTGCTGATGCTCTCGGAGTAACCCGGAAGCGCGAAGATGACGTCACCCTTGCCAGACCGGCAACGGGCCAGCGCAGCATTCAGGGTTGCGACCCGGTTGTTTTCCGTGAAGGTGTCTTCGAAGACGCCAGCCGGACCCAGGAAGGTGACTCGGGCACCCGGGGCAACCCAGGTGCCGAAGAAGGTTCGGAAACCTACGGACTTCTGTCCAACGAGAGGAAGGCCCATTAACGTTCTCCTGTTTGGCTTTCCGCTCGCCTCAGGCGTTCACGAAGAGAACGCAGCGGGGCTCGCTGGTACCGTTGTCCCAACGACCGCTGATGGAGTAGTTCATCAGCTCGGCGTTGTGGTCGATCCAGGTGTTGCTCTTGAACTTCTTCTTCCAGCGCATCTGGAAGCCGTTGTCCGCGTCCGTCTGGACTGCCCAGTTGGTCGTGGTGTTCGTCCAGTAACGGAGCTGAACACGCTTGATGTTGTTGTCGTACTCCTTGATGACGTTGATGGCCGAGAAGTTACCAGCCTCCGGGTCCATCTTGGAGCCGAGCAGAACCGTCCAGATGCCACGCTGCTGGACCGGGTGGAGAACGGCCTTGGCCTTGTAGCCCTGGATGATGCCGTCGTGGTCGACGAGTTGGTCGAGCTGAGCGATGATGGCGTTCCACGAAGCAGTGGAGGGCGCCATGGGCGTAGCCGCCATGTTGGAGAACGTGCCGCCGGCAGCCAGCGGGTGAGACGTGCTCGCGAGAGCAACGCCATCGGGACCCGGGAAGCTCGCGTTGGTGGCGCGCACCAGCAGGTTGGTGGCGTCGATGTCCACCGTCTTCCAGCCGGACCTCTTCAGGCGTTTGATTGCCTGAATGACCTTCGGGAACTTGGTGTCATCCATCGCCTCTTCGGTGATGATGTACTTGGCCGCGAACTTCCGGGCCTGGTACCGCTTGGTGTAGCCTTCCGTGATGGTCAACGGAGGCAGCTCTGTACCTTCAGGGACCTCGGCGATGAGGCCTCCACCGGCGTACTCCTGATCATCTTCGTACGCATCGTTCATCGGCCGATTGAGCATCCACTGGGTGTAATCCAGGTCGCTCTCTACGCCGTCGAGTTGATCCGTGATGATCTCTTCGAGAGTCTCCTTGAGACTCAGCGCAATGGCGCCGCTAAAGACCTCTCCTGCCATGTTCGTCTATCCTATCGTTAGAGTTGAGGGCTCAGCGCTTAGACGCCAGCCATGCCGGTTGCGCCGTTCAGCTGCGGGTCAAGGCCCTGGTTCAGCTGGAGGAGCAGCTTGACGTTCGCACCCGAGAAGTCCGCGTTCTCTCGGCTCTTGCTCACACCGACGATGCGGAACAAGAGCGCCGCAGTCGTGTTGTGGGTCGAGATGTCGATGACCGGGTTGCACTTCGGCTTGTTCGCGTCACTCGTGTCACGCGAGAAGACCACGTCCACGTTCTCACCGACGAACGCACGGTAAGCGGCCAGCGTGGTAGCCGTGACCGCGTCATCGCAGTCGAGCTCCCAGATGTTGTCGCCGAACGGAAGAACGATGAGCTTGGTGGCGGTCTCTTCCGTGGCGAAGGTCGTCCCGCTCGGTAGATAGCTCGTCTTGCGAGCCTTGCCGTTGGCGTCCACCTTGCCGAAGATGTCGACGACCACACCGTAGGGCGTGTCGCGGGTGGCCGTGTCGTTCATCAGCTCGCAGAAGCCAGTGGAAAGCAGGTCGACAGGGTCGCCAATGGTGACACCGACGGACCCGCCGTGGTCACCGGCATAGCCGGAGGCCATCAGCATCTCGATGCCAGCGGGTCGACCGCTGCCGCTCTGAGAGGCGTAGAAACGAAAGCCGTACTTGTGTCGATTGTCTGCCATTGGTCGTGTGCTTTCCCCAGCCGGGATTACGAGTGGTTAACGGAAGATTGGGGCAGGGTTCTGCTCCAACTCACTGATGTCGACGCTCTCGGTCATGCCGCTGACGTGAACCGGCTTCTCCAGCTGGTTCTTTTTGATCTTGCTCATCAGCTTGTCGTAATAGAGCTGACCCGTGTGACCGCTCGGACCGTTGAGGAAGATCTCGTTGGCGCGCTCCTTCGAGCAAGCCAGCAGGAAGTTCCCTCGCCACGCTAGCGGTTGACCATCGATGGCTGGCTCACCGAGGCGGATGCGTGTTCCGCCGGGTACGCAGAGCTCCAGCTCGTAACCGATGTCTCGATAGTACTGATAGCTCTGAGGATGCTGTACATCCTTTGGAGCGAGTACGTACTTCTTCTCTGGGTCTGGGTTGATGAGCTGCCCGTCGTGCCCAGCCTCATGAGTGGGTCTGGTCTTGGGCGTAATCTTCGTCTGGTTGAGGTCTGGGCTCTGACGATGCCCGCCCCGCTGAATGCGCTGCATGAGCGACTCCTTCACTCTGTTGGAATTGAGCCGGAATGGCAATCAACCGGCTGGACTAGTGCTGTTATCGCGACTGTTGCCGAGCTCGTTGAGCGGCCTTCTGTGCGCGAATGCCTGGCCCCTTCGCCCACTGCGCATAGACCTTCTTCTCGTCGCCGTTGAAGTGGTCGCCGTACATGGCCATAGCCATGATCTTCTCGCTCTTGCCCATCTTCACTACGTTGCTCTTCTGGTCCATGTTGCGCCTGTTGTTGCCGGAGAAGCCGGTCAGCTGTTGTCGGTCTTGCTCGGTGGGTTGCGAGCGAGCGCCGGGCAAACGGAACTCAGCCCGTGCTGCGTTCATCGCCAGGTCCACCGTTGCTGGCGAGTCGGGATGTCCCTTAGAAAGTAGGATGTCGTACTGGCCGCGGGCGTAGCGGTTGGCTTGCGGATGAGACTGCACGTCACCGTATTGCTGTGCGTAGTGGGCCCGCTGCTGGTGTTGGAGCAGCTCAGGGAGAGCCTGGCGCATAGCACGCTGGGTACCGACATCGATGCGCCGCTGTTGCAGCACACGCGAGTCGTTGTCGAACTTGTTGAGCAGCTCTGGAGTTAGCCTGCCCGCCCTCTTGTGCGCCTCCCACTCAATGCCGAGCGCTCTCTCTTGAGCTGTAATCGCGTCAAGCTCGGCTTGGTGTGGATCGGGGGCATTGGGGTGCCCACCTGGCGGCGGACCTCCACCGCCAGCAAGACGCGAGCGAAGCTCGTCAAAGCCCCGCGCAAGCTGCGTCTGTTGCTCTTCGGCTCTTCGCCATCGTTCGTCATCGACTCGGACATCTTTCTTCTCCCCTTTGCCCTCGATGGTGACGAGTGTGTCTCCACCATCGGAATCCACGAACGAGACGTTCGGCTCGTCCTTCTTGTCACCATCCTCGATGATGACTTCCGTATCGGCCATTGATTACTCCTCCCCGAAGAGAAGCGTCTTCGGGTGTACATCTAGAGCTTCGGCAAGCACGAACGCTGTGAACAGCGTCGGAGGCTTGCCTCTCTCCAGATTGCTGATGTGTTGAGCTGCGAACCCAGAGCGGTGCGCCAGCTCAAGCTGACTCATCCCCCGCTCGCAACGCCATCGTCTCAGGCGTTGACCGAACTCAATCAAGAACTGCGCTCGGTCAAACCGAGGCACTGAGATCTCACACAGAAGGGTCGTAATAGCCGGCAATCTTCTTGCCGGTCAGGTGCACTTTATCGTCTCCCTCTTTGACGGTCGCGAAGCGGAAGTCATAGGACATCCCGTCCGTGGAGGCGTTGACGATTGAAACGCGGCGCGCATGGTACTCAGAAGCCAGGTCCTCCGAACTCACGATATCGCCGTCTCGGATGACCATAATGGTACTCCTTACCGTCAATCTCGTCGATAGGCTGGATGAAGGGAGAGAACTTCTTGAAGCGGATGATGTGGCCGATGTCGATGCCGGTAGACCTGAGCGCATCGAGCGCCTGCAGGCCAGCAGAGACGATGACGCCACGTGGAGCCGTGTTGCGGTCGTAAGCAATCACGGCATCGGGCTTCAGAATGGCACCGTCCTTCGAATAGGTCCGGCGCTCTTGAGCTGGGATCTGCCAGACGTACACCTTGTCGAAGACCGGGTAAGCCGTGAAGGCGCCGTTCGGAATGCCGTACGTGAAGCGGCGTTCATCGAGCAGCATGGGGATATTGAATGTGCCCCTTGGCGCAAGGCTCTCTTCGAGCTTCTTGGCAATGCTCTCGGCAACGACGGTGCGCTCGATGAGCGCGCTGGTCTTGTTGTGCTCACGAAGAGCTTCAGCTAGCTCCATCAGTCTCTGACTCCTCTTCTTCTTTCTCGGGCTCGATGCCGAGAAACTCTCTGTTGAACGTCTTGAGCTCGCTATTGTAGAGCTCGGTGAAAGCTGCCAGCACGGCCGAGCAGTCCTCGACATGGCCAGCCTTGATGCGGATCGCGTCGATGGGCTTGTTGCGGTCAACTGACAGCGCGAAGAGCTCGTTCTTGAGCAGGTCACGTCGAGCCGTGAGCCAGTGGCCGAAGGCCATCATCTTGTCGTGGTCGCTCATGCTGATGGCGGGTCTGGAAGCTCTACACGGGCCGCGTAGTACGAGCTGATGTCGCTGTTCTTGAAGCCCTGTTGAGCTCCATCCACCCAGTTGATGACGAACCAGTCCCTGTCCACACAGAACGAAACAACATCCTTGTAGGTCGTGCCCGGGGTCTTAGCCTCTCTGTCCCGCTCAAAGAAGAGCGTCACCTTGTATCCCTGCATATGACTCCTTTAACTTCTTGAACTTGACGAACCGTTCGTGTCCGTAGACGCGACCAGTCTTAAGGAACCAGAGCTTAAGCCGCTTGTGGTTTCGGAGGCCCGGAACCGGGCTTTGCCTGTGGATTGCCCTGGCCTTGGCCTTGGCCCTGCTGTTGCGCTTGCTGCTGTTGCTGCTCAACCTGCATCTCCTGCTGAACTTGCATCTGAGCTTGCTGCGGGTTCATGCCCTGCTGAACGTAGGCTTGGACGCGCTGTTGCATGATCTGCTCGGGACCTATAGCCGTACCGGGTGTCCCGGGTGGTAGACCAAAGGTGTTCTGAGGCAGAGGTGGAGGCGGACCGAGGAGCGTACGAGCAATCTTTCGGAAGCCGCGTGCTTCGAGCGACTGCTTGATCGCGTGGTACTTGAAGGCGTAGTTGAACTGAAGCTCCGGCATCGCGTTCGGGAGCTGGACAATCTCATCCGCTTCACTGACCTTCTGAGCTCGGCTCCGAAACTGAAGGTCTGACATGAGCTCAATCTCGTACTCGTTGTCGTACATCGCACGGGCAGCGCGAACGAGCTGTGCTCCGCCAGCCTGAAGGTCTTCGTTGTACCGATTGACATAGAAGATCTCCTCTTCCTCGGAGAAGACGGCGTTCAGTTTGCAGTTGTTCTTCATCACCTGAATGGCGAAGTCCGCAAACGCCATCGTCGGCACCTTAATCATGGCGTTGGTCTGCTCGATGCGAGCCTGGACGCCGCGAGCCGTTTCGCCAGACTTGCCTTCAGCACCAGACATAATGTCTGGCGTGTTGGCGGCCTGCTCGCCGAAGAGCATGAAGCGGTCCGCTGCTTCGATGAGCTGCGGGTTGGCTTGACCGAACTCCAGAGGCAAGAAGGCGTTCTGGAGGTCGGAAGGCATTACGTTCTTTGCCTTGTTGATAGCGCCAGGACCAATCTTGAATGGCCCCTGAAAGTCAACGTTGCTAGACGTAATGAAAGTCTTGCCATTGCCAAGAGAAGCAGCATCGAGGAAGATGCTCCAAACCGTGTTAGCCGCGATGTTGAGCTGACCGTCAATGCGTCCAAGGCCAACACCGAGGTTGCCAGCCATCGGCTCAAGGCAAACCCCGTGAGCGAACATGTATATAGGCTCTTTACGAGGAGGCTCCGGACCTTCCATGCCGGGCTTGAGCCAGCTTGGTGGAGGTGGCGGCGGTGGAAGTGGTTGAGAATCGAGAGCCTGAGCCTGCTGTACGATAGTACCAACGTCTGGCGAGTCTTGCGGGAGGGACTGGGCTTGCTGGAGGAGTGAGCCAATCTGCATCTCCTTCTGCTGTTGCATCATCTGATGCTGCTGAATGGCACCCTGGAACTGCTGAAACTCTTGCTGTTGAGTCTCGAAGCGGGTCCGCTCATAGTACGGAGCTCGCATGTGGACCGAGAGCTTCAGTGGGATCTTGGTGCACAGGTCGAAGATGAGCTGGCAGTAGAGCTCCGTCCCATCGGTGCCTGGAAGCTCCATCCAGCCCTCGTACTGGATGATCTCGTATTCGCCCTTCTTCTGCCCGAAGGGGTCTTCACCCATGAACTCAGCGATGGTGTTACGAAGTGTCGTCTCGGCCTGCTCGTTGGTGTACTCGGGCGCTTCGTAGGAGACGACCTTGTCAACGTTGACCCAGCCGGCTTCCCTGCCCATGCGCTTCAGACGATACTTCTGATAGGGGAAGCGGCGAGCAATCCACGGCACGTCTGAGAAGTCGGGATTGACCGAGACGTGGGTGTAGGGCGTCACGTAGTCATCGCACGACAGAGTCTCGTGGCAGTTCTGGCGTGTGATAGGGTCGTAATAGCTGTGAGCTGCTACGTCGCCGCCCATGGCGAAGATGAGCAGGGCCCGCTTCATCTGGCGCTTGTAGCCAGGCATGCGGTTACGGAGCTGCCAGTTGCTGTGCTGGGTGACGATGGGAGCAACCGGCTCGCTCTCGGGACTCATCGGAGTGAAGTTGAACGGCTCCGTGAAGTCACCGAAGACCTCGGTGGTCATCTTGTTGGTAAGCCGCACGATATTCTGCAACGCCAGCGGGATGGCGGCGTTGGCGCAGTTCTCGAAGGGCTTCATCTTCGGCGGCAGGTCACAGAAGAGAACGCGCCAGGACTCTGCAACCTTCTCGCGGTAAGCTGCGTTCTTGTCCCAAGCCGTCATGAACTCATCGTGAGTCTCCTGAACGAGCCGCTTGAGGAACGTCTTACCTTCGGTCGTCGCTTCGAGCTCTTCGATGAGATTCGGAGCGTCTAGGTTGAGGACCAGCGGAGGATCTTCATCCGGGTTGGTGCTCTCTTCAGCCTCAGCATCGATATAGCCGGGGTCTTCCTCTTTGGGCTCGAAAACCTCGATGTTCACACTGTCAGTCATGCTTTGACACCCCTCAGGGCGAATGGTTTTTGCAGCAACGTCTTCTTCTTGTCGGCGCTTCTGCCTGTGCGGCGCCAACCAGCAAGCTTGAAACAGGCGCCAGGGTTCACGCTGCGGACTTTCTCGTCATAGACGTACGTGATGAAACCTGACGGGCCACACTCTTCGACGAAGGTCTCAGCCTCGAGTATCAGCTCAGATGAAAGCACCTTGGATTCGTTGCGGAAGATGGTGCAGGTCCAGCCGTCGAGTCCGTTCATCTGTTTGATGCCACTAGCTGGTGCTGGCCTCCACCAGCCGAACACCGCATAAGAAGCCTTCAGAACGATGGTCTGCCCAGGGGGCATAAACTGCCAGGAGTTCGGCTTGCGTCGTGAGTAGTGACGATTGGCGAGCCACAGAGCTCCTGCATCAAACTTGGTTACTCGTCGCCAGTGAGGCATTAGCCTTGCCAGTACCCAAAGGAGCCACGACCTGTATCTTCGGGCTCGATATCGTCTCGCTCGACGACCTTGCCCTTGTAGTTGGGAGCTTCGAGAATGCGGCCGTGCGCGTAAGCG